CAAGGTTTGGGGCAATGCCAAGGTTTGGGGCAATGCCAAGGTTTGGGGCAATGCCGAGGTTTGGGGCAATGCCAAGGTTTGCGGTGATGCCGAGGTTTGCGGTGATGCAAGCATCTTTTCCACGGAACATATTTTTTGTGTCACACCTATTGGTGAATATGCAAATTCTTTGACATTGTTCAGAACCAAGCATCTTGAAATCAAGATTTCTTTTGAATACGAAGTTTACAGCATTGAAGAATTCAAGAAGGTCATTGATGAATGGGATGATATCAAGAACAGAGAAGTTGCACTTGCCGTTCTTGAAATCGGTCAGAAACACATTGACCTGACCCCTGCTGCTGATGAATATGAACCCTGTCTCTTCTGTGGCGGTGAAGCGGAATACAATGCTGATTCTGATGTTGTTGTCTGCACCAAATGTTGTGCATCTGCTGACAAGAAAATTTGGAACAGCAGAGTTGATGACTAATGGCGGTTCAGTTATATCCGCATCAGGTTAAAGCACTTCAGGAAACAGAGCAGTTCAACAAGGTTGGGTATTTCTTGGATATGGGTCTTGGAAAAACCTTTGTTGGTTCTGAAAAGGCAATTGGATTTGGGAACACCCTTCTTCTGATATGTCAAAAATCCAAGATTGATGATTGGATTGACCATTTCAAAAGGTTTTATGAATGCCGATTGTATGACCTAACAAAGAAGGATGATTTGTTCAATTTCATCAATGATACAAGAAATCCGCTTGCACCGTCAATTGGTGTCATCAATTATGAATTATCTTTCCGCAGACCTGACCTTCTGAAACTGAAAGACTTCACCTTGATGTTGGATGAATCTTCACTAATAACCAATCCATCAGCAAAAAGAACCAAGTTTATTGACAAGTTGAATCCTGACAATGTGATTCTTCTTTCCGGAACACCAACAGGTGGCAAATATGAAAAATTGTGGTCACAGCTTCATTTGCTTGGATGGAACATCAGCAAAGATTTGTTTTACAAGCAGTATGTGGTTGAAGAATGGATTGAAGATGGTGACAGCGGTTTCAAGATGCGTGTCATAGTTGGTTACAAGAATGTTGACCGCCTGAAAGCAAAACTGAAACAGTATGGTTGCATCTTTATGAAAACTGAAGAAGTGTTTGACCTTCCGGAACAGATTGTCATTCCTGTAATGGTTACAAATACAAAAGAATTCCGCTATTTTATGCGGAACAGTGTGGTGACCATAGAGGATAAAAAACTGATTGGTGATACAAGACTGACAAAAAGGATGTATGCAAGGCAACTTTGCGGTCAGTATTCCAAAGCAAAGTTGACCGCATTTCAGAACCTTGTGGAATCCACTGATGACCGCTTGATTGTGTTCTATAACTTCAATGAAGAATTGGCACGAATGAAGGCAATTGTTGAGAATTTGGAAAAATCAATTTCAATTGTCAATGGGTCGGTTAAGGATTTGACCGCATACGAAAACCAAAGTAATTCAGTGACCTTTGTTCAATATCAAGCAGGTGCAAAAGGGTTAAATCTTCAAAAATCAAACAAAATCATCTACTTCACATTACCACAGAATCCGGAAGATTTTGAACAGTCAAAGAAAAGGATTCACAGAATTGGTCAGAAGAATAACTGCTTTTATTACTATCTGATGGTGAAGAACAGTGTGGAAGAAGATATTTTGGAAACTTTGAAAATGCGAAAGGAATATGATGATGAACTATTCAAGAAATATGAAGAAGGGTTTTAACAAACCAATAATAGTTGCCCTGATGCTGATTATTGTTGCAGTCTTGATTGTGGTTGGTTGTGGTGCAACTGACAAACCTTCACAGACGATTATTGAACCAATGGCATCAGGAAATCCCACAGAACAGACAAGCACTTCAGAACCCATTTCAACAGAACCGGTGATTGAACAAGTCAGTCTTGGTGAATACAAGTTGACTGCATACTGTGGTTGTTCCAAATGCTGTGGAAAATGGGGTGAAAACAGACCCCTTGATGAAAATGGAAAACCTATTGTTTACACCGCAAATCAGACCATTGCAAAAGAAGGTGTGACCATTGCTGCTGACATCAATGTTCTTCCTTATGGGACAGCGGTCATCATAGATGGTCATAGGTACATAGTTCAGGACAGGGGCGGTTCAATTACCGGGAATAAAATTGATATATACTTTGAATCCCATCAGGCAGCTTTGGAATTTGGGATTCAGTATAAAGAAGTATTTATTGAAAGAGAGGTTGAAAACAATGATTAAATGTGAAAACACTTGTCCCCTTGGGAAGTTTGATGGGTGCTGTCATAGTTGTCCGGAATTTGGAAACTGCAAGGATGCTTGTTCAGAAGATTTCAAGAATTGTGGTTGTTCCACAGTTGATGAAGAAATCGGACTTGAAACATTCAAAAGTCAGCAACTTGCAGTTCTTCAGCAGATTGCAGCTTTGGTCACTACAAAAAAGCAGATTGAAGCACAGGAAAAGGAACTGAAAGACAAACTGAAGGAAGCAATGGAACAGTGCGGTGTCAAGAAGTTTGAATCTGATATTCTGAACATCACCTATGTTGCAGAAACCACATCCACTTCCATTGACAGTGCAAAACTGAAGAAACTGCATCCGGGCATTGCACAGGAATGTTCAAAGACTTCAAAAAAGTCTGCTTACATCAAAGTTGAAGTGAAGGGCGGTGAAAAGTAATGACAGAAACGGTCTTGGTGGTATTGATAATCTGTGTGACCTTGGTTGCTATTTCAATCATCAACAGAAAGAAGTGATTAAATGGCAGCAGAAAAGAATTTTGAAAACAGGGTCAAAAAATGGCTTGAATCCATTGGTGTCTATCCTCTTGGCACTGCTGATGACAAGATGAATGTTCCCCCTTGTGGGTATTGGGAAAAAAGGTGGGGCGGTGGGTACAGCAAGAAGGGGTTGCCTGATATGCACATTGTGGTCAACGGTTTCAACATTGATGCTGAATTGAAGTCATCCGATGGTAGACCGTCAGAACTTCAGAAACACAATGTTGCACAGATTAACAAGTCAGGTTCAATTGCAATGGTTCTATATCCGGAAGGATTTGAACAATTCAAACTTATTGTGAAAGGGGTGAAAGAATGCAATGGTCACATAGCAGAACTGAATGCTTTGAAAAATGCCCATTCAAGTTCAAAATGCAATATCTTGACGGTATAGGAACAAATGACCCTATCAATTCAGATAATGCACTTGTTCTTGGAACGGCTCTTCACACAGGAATTGAAAAAGATGTGAAAACAGCGATTGAACAGTATTATATGTCATTTCCCATCATTGACGATTCCCACATCAGTGAAGCAATCAAGTTGGAATATTTGATTCCAAAAGCAAAAGCGGTCTTGCCTTCAGGGGAATATGAAGTTGAAATCAATGATGACGATTTTCACGGATTTATTGACCTGCTTGCACCGGCAACGGTGTTTGAAAGGGGTGTTGAATTACCTGATACCTATGACATCTATGATTTTAAGTATTCAAACAATCAAAATCATTACAAGGATTCAAGGCAGTTGCACTTATACAAGTATTTCTTTGAGAAGAACAACCCCGGCAAGAGAATCCGCAATCTTTACTTCCTGTTTGTTCCAAAGGTGAGCATCAAACAGAAAAAGACAGAGGACTTGCAACAATTCAGACAGCGAATCAAAGATGAACTGAAGGAAACTAAAGTCAAAACAGTCCAAATTGAATTTGACTATACAAAGGTGATTGATTTTCTTTTGTTGGTCAAGTCCATAAACGAAACAGCAGAATTTCCACAGAACAAGGGTTGGTTCTGTCGGTACTGCGAATTTGAAGAATATTGTATGAAAGGATGGAACTACTTTATGAAGTTACCAAGTACAGAAAGAAGAAACATTGAAAAAGTTGACAAAAGGGTTATGTGGATTTATGGTGTCCCCTTCTGCGGAAAGACCACCTTTGCAAATGCCTTCCCTGACCCCCTTATGTTAAACACCGATGGAAACATCAAGTTTGTTGATGCCCCCTACATTCGCATCAAGGATGAAATCAAGGTTGAAGGCAGAATGACCAAGAAAACCTTGGCTTGGCAGGTATTCAAGGATGTCATTGATGAACTTGAAAAGAAGGAAAACAATTTCAAAACCATCATTGTTGACCTTGTAGAAGATATGTATGAATATTGCCGTCTGTTTATGTATGACCAAATGGGAATCAAGCACGAATCTGACGATTCCTTCAAGGCTTGGGATATGGTCAGGGGCGAATTTCTGAACACCTTGAAAAGATTGATGGCTTTGGACTATGAAAACATCATTCTGATTTCCCACGAGGACACAAGCAAGGACATCACCAAAAAAGGCGGTGACAAAATCACTGCTATCAAGCCGAATATGCAGGACAAGGTTGCATTGAAGGTTGCCGGTATGGTTGACATTGTTGCAAGAATTGTTGCTGATGGTGATGTCAGAACCTTCAACTTCAAGTCCAATGAAGTCATCTTTGGTGGTGGCAGACTGAAAACCGATGCCAAAGATATTCCGCTTGATGTGAACGCTTTATTTGCTGTTTATGATGAAGCGAACAGAAACGCAGTCAGAAAGGCACAGGGCAACGCACAGAGAGCCGAAAGCACAAAGGCAAATGATACCCCTAATGAGGAAACACCGTCAGAAACGGCAACAGAGGTCAGAAAAAGCCGAAGAAGAAAGGTTGCTGATGATGAACCGGTGACTGAAGAAACAATTCCGGAACCTTCTGATAAAGATGCACCGCCTTTTGATACCGAGAACACAGAAGCAGCGGAAGCACCTTCCACTGAAGAACAGTCTGAACCTGCTGAAAAACCGGTCAGAACACGCAAAAGAAGAACATCCACAACTACTGAAAACAATTAAAATTTGAAAGGTTAAAATGGTGAATTAAAATGGCAGAAATGAATATTTGGGATAAGTTTGACAACGCAATTGACACAAAGGGTCTTGCAGAAGATGTAAAAGATGCACAGGAAAATGGTGCAACATTCAAAGATGTTCCCCACGGTGATTATGAAGTCAAGATTGATAGACTTGAACTGACCGCATCCAAAGCCGGTGACCCGATGGTTTCGGTGTGGTTCAAAATCCTGACCGGTGATTTTAAGGGCAGTCGAATCTTTATGAATCAGGTCATCACACAGGGATTCCAAATCCACATTGTAAATGAATTCCTGCGTTCCCTTGATACAGGTGTTGATGTTGAATTTGTTACTTATAAACAGTATGGAAATCTGTTGATGGATGTGATGGAAGCAATTGATGGAAACCTTGAATATGGTCTTTCTTACAAGGAAGGTAAAAAGGGATTCAGCATCTATGAAGTCACAGATGTATTTGAAGTTGAGTGATTAAGTTATAACAAGGGGGATGGTCACCCCATCCCCCTTAAATTTTAAGAAAGGATGGTGAATGTTATGGTCTTTTATGACTTTGAGGTTTTCCAATATGATTGGTTGGTTGTCATCAACGATGTTACCAACAAGAAAGAAACCGTCATCATAAATGATGAAAAGCAGCTTCAACAGTTCTATGATGCACATATCAATGACATTTGGGTTGGATTCAATTCAAGGCATTATGACCAATACATTTTGAAAGGCATCCTTTGCGGATTTGACCCAAAGAAAATCAATGACTTTATCATTGTGAAAGGTAATCCCGGATGGAAGTTCAGCGGTATGTTAAGGGACATCCCATTGATTAACTATGATGTAATGCTTGGAACTGACAGGGGTCTGAAATCCTTTGAAGGGTTTATGGGCAACAACATCAAGGAAACTTCTGTTCCATTCGATATAGACCGCAAATTGACCGATGCGGAAATTGCTGACACAGTAAAATACTGCCGTCATGATGTTCAGCAGACCATTGAAGTTTTCATCAAAAGAATTGATGAATTCAACACAATGATGTTCTTCATCAAGCACTTCAAACTTCCCTTGATGGCATTATCCAAGACCAAAGCACAACTTGCTGCGGAAATCCTTGGCGGAAACCGAAAAGGTCAGAATTTTGACGATGAATTTCAATTTCCGGTTCTTGACTGCATCCAACTGAAGAAATACCGCTTTGTTGCTGATTGGTACTTGAACCCTGAAAATCACGATTATGAAAAGTCACAAGAAAAAGTAATGGTTGCAGGGGTTGAACACACCTTTTCTTGGGGTGGTGGTCACGGTGCAAGACCGCAATATCACGCAAAGGGTGATTTTCTGATAATTGATGTCACCGCTTATTATCCGAGTATGCAGGAAAAATTCAAATTTGGATATAGGGTGATGGATAACCCTGAAAACTTTGAATTTATACACAATTCAAACATTGAATACAAAAGAAAGGGTGACAAAAAAGCAAGACTTCCATTCAAAATAATGGATAATGCAATCAGTGGTCAGATGAAACAAAGGCAGTCTGCATTGTATGACCCTATGAGCAACAACAGCATTTGCATCAATGGTCAGTTGTTATTGCTTGATTTGATTGAACATCTTGAACCGCACTGTGAACTTGTTCAGAACAATACTGATGGTATCATTATCAGATTAAGGGACTATGAAAGAGATTTTGACATTATTGACCGCATTGTTGCTGATTGGGAACACAGAACCGGAATGAAGATGGACTTTGACACTTTCTTTGGTGAGATATTCCAAAAGGATGTAAACAACTATATGATTATTGACCGTGAAACCGGTGCAATGAAGGTCAAGGGTGCATATATCAAAAAATTGTCTGATTTGGACTATGACCTTCCAATTTTGAACAAAGCATTGGTCAATTATATGGTTGACGGTGTTCCGGTGGAAGTCACTATCAACAGTTGTGACGATTTGAAAGAATTTCAGTTGGTTTCCAAGATTTCAAACAAGTACAGTCACATTCTGTATGGTGAAACACCGCTGAAGGAAAAATGCATCAGGGTCTTTGCATCAAAGAACCCAAAGGATGCCGGTGTGAAGAAGGTCAGCATCAGAACGGGCAGACCGGCAAAGCTGCAAAACAGTCCCAAACATTGTTTCATTTGGAATGATGAAGTGAACGGTATCAAGGTTCCGGACAAACTTGACAAGCAGTGGTATATAGATTTTGCCCTGCGAAGATTGAAAGATTTTGGGGTGGTGTGAAGATGGATTGGTTGATGATTAAGTATGATACAGGATATATGGACTTAAAAGTTGATGCCTTCTTCCCCTGCACCCAATCAAAGGCAAAAATTGTGTTCCCACTGATTAACAGATGGTGTTCTGACCTTCAGATTTCAATGCTGAAGGCACACTTTGAAAAGCAAATTGAATTGCTGACCAAGGAAATGAAAGACCTTGCAAACAAGGCTTGTTCCTATCCGGCAAAGTCAACAGAATGTAGAAAATACACCGCTGCATTTAAGAAATGCAAAACCAAGTGTGAAAGGTACAAAAAAAATTTAATGCAATTGAAAGGAAGTGATGAATGATGTTTTACAGGGGTTACATTGTGACTAACAATAAAAAATCCATTGAGAAATTCAAAGGTGTCACCACCTTGAAAACCCTTGAACAAGTTCAGTCACTTCCTGAATTTGCAGGTGTAATGGCAGAAGATTCAATCTTGGTTGACATTGACGATATGGAACAGGCAAATCTTCTGTTGGATTTGTGTGACAAGGAAGGTATCAGATGCAAGGTTCTTCAGAGCAGGTCAGGGATGCACTTCCTTTTCAAGAATACAAAAATCAAGAATTGCCCAAACAGAACCAAACTTGCCTGTGGTCTTACCGCTGACATCAAAGCAGGGTTCAAAAGTTCTTATGAAGTGTTGAAGATTGATGGCAGAGAAAGAACAGTTCTGTATGATATTCTTGACGGTGAAGAATATCAAGATATTCCCAAGTGGTTGTTTCCGGTGAAATGCACCACGGAATTCATTGATATGGATGCAGGTTCAGGAAGAAATCAGGCATTGTTCAACTACATTCTAACCCTTCAAAGCAATGATTTCACAGTTGAAGAAGCAAGGGAAACCATCAGAATCATAAATCAATATGTTTTGAAAGAACCACTGTCAGACAGTGAACTTGAAGTGATTTTGCGTGATGATGCCTTCAAAAAACCTGTTTTCTTCAAAGGTAATAATTTTCTTTTTGACAAATTTGCTACATACATCAAGAATAATAACCACATTATCAGAATCAATGGTCAGTTGCATTTGTTCAAAGATGGGGTGTATGTTCCCGGTCAAGAAGAAATTGAAGCTGTGATGATAAAGCACATCAGCAGTCTTTCAAATGCAAAGCGGTCTGAAGTGCTGAAATATCTGAATTTGCTTTTGCTTGAAAATACTGAAATGGCTGCACCAAATATGATTGCATTTAGAAATGGCATTTATGACTTGGAAACAGACAGTTTGAAACCGTTTTCACCGGATGTTGTCATCACAAACAGAATACCTTGGGACTATAACCCATCAGCATATTCAGAACTTGCAGACAAGACCCTTGACAAAATTGCTTGTCACGATGCTGAAATCAGAATTATTCTTGAAGAATGTATTGGTTCTTGTTTCTATCGGTCAAATACTTTGGGCGGTGGTAAAGCATTCATTCTGACAGGTGAAGGTTCAAACGGAAAGTCCACCTTCATTGCTATGATTCAACACCTTCTGAACGAAGAAAATATCACGGCACTTGATTTGAAAGAACTTGACCAAAAGTTTCAGAATGCTGCACTATTTGGGAAGTTAGCAAATCTTGGTGATGATATTTCTGATGAATTTATTGTAAATGCTTCATTCTTCAAAAAGTTGGTCACCGGTGAAAGGGTTCAGGTTCAGAACAAAGGTGAAAAACCTTTTGAATTTAACAATTATGCAAAGTTTTTGTTTTCTGCAAACAACATTCCAAGAATTAAGGACAAAACCGGTGCAGTTCTGCGAAGGCTTTTGATTGTCCCCTTTGATGCAGAGTTTTCAAAGAATGACCCTGACTATGATTCAAGTATCAAATACAAACTGCAAGAACCTGAAGTGATGGAATATTTGATTGTTCTTGGCATTAAGGCACTGAAGAACATCATTGAAAAGCAAGGGTTCACCGAATCTGCAAGGGTACAGGGACAGTTGAAGGAATACGAAGAAACAAACAATCCTATCATTGGATTCTTTGATGAAATGCAGATTGAAGAATTTCAGATTGAGAATGAACAGTCTGACAAGGTATATAAACGATACAAAGAATATTGCCTTGCAAACAATTTCAATCCAATGTCAAAAGCAGAGTTTTCAAAGCAACTTTGCAGAAAACTTGGGATGACCACCAAAACCAAGAAGATTGGTGGCAAGGTTTACAGAATTTATATCAAACAATGAAAGGACAGATGAAAATGAATGCTGTTGAAAAAGATGTGAATGAACTTGTGTTCAAAGAATTGAACAGTGCAAACACCAAATTTCCGCTTTTCCCTTCTGCACATCACGGTTATGCAGTGATTAAGGAAGAAATTGAAGAAGTGATGGATGGTATGAATCTTTTGCTTGAAGTCTTTGCCAATGCTTGGGCAGGTATCAAGAAGGATGAACCGGTCTTTGAGCAGATGAAGATTATCAGAGAGGTTGCAAAGAATGTTGCAGTTGAATCCATTCAGGTGGCTGCAATGTGTGACAAATTTGATATGTCACTTCAAGATAGGTCAGGTGGTCAAAGTGGCATATAGAAAAGTTGGTTACTTGGAACAATGTTGGTACATCATCAAATGGTGGTTGAATTCAAAGTTCCGGAAAGGTGGAAACGATGCAAGGAAATAAAGACAATCCCTTCTATAATTCAGAAGGTTACCCAAACCCCACTGCCTTTGGGGTTATTCAGGAAGAAAATGAATTGGAAAAGAAAACAGGGTTTTTGATAAAGGTTCTGAAATTCATAATCAACGAAAGCGGTTATGAACTGCTGAACAGAATTGAAGTCAAGGACAAAAAGACAGGAAGGGTGTTCAGATGAATAGCAGTGTAAATCATCCCAAACATTACGAAACTGGAAAATTTGAATGTATTGATGTGATGGAAGAAGCAATTGGGAAAGAGGACACAAAAGGTTTCTGTCTTTGCAATGCCTTCAAGTACATATACCGATGTACTAAAAAGCACACATCCCCGGTTGAAGATGTGAAGAAGGCAATTTGGTATTTAGAAAAGTTTTTGGAATTGGAAGGTGAATCAGATGAAAATAATTGATGCAGGATATGAAATCATTACACCAATTGATGGGAAAGTTGTTCTTCAGAGAATTGAACAGGTGGCAAGAACTTGCTACAAATCGGAAAACAAAATTACTGATGGCAGTGCAGAAAAAATGGTTTCTGCACTTATAAAAAGAGGTCACGAAGCAATGTTGGAACATTGTTCATTTACAGTGAAATTCATTGTTGACCGTGGCATCAGTCACGAACTTGTCAGACACCGCCTTGCATCTTTTGCACAGGAATCAACAAGATATTGCAATTATAGCAAAGAAGGTTTTGATTCTGAAATTACAGTCATCAAACCTTTCTTCCTTAAAGAAGATACAAATGGTTGGTATGCTTGGCAACAGGCTTGTCAAACTGCCGAAGGTTGTTATTTTGATTTGCTTGATTGGGGATGCACACCGCAGGAAGCAAGGTCGGTTCTTCCAAACAGTTTGAAAACTGAAGTGTGTATGACCGCAAATTTGCGTGAATGGCGTCACTTTTTCAAATTAAGGGCAGCAGATGCAACAGGGTCAGCACATCCGCAAATGAAGGAAGTCACCATCCCTCTTCTTTCTGAATTGAAAGAGTTGATTCCTATTGTTTTTGATGACATAGTGGTGTGATTTATGAAAGCAAAGATTCCTTTTCAGATGACATCTGCACAAAGGAAAGCAATGAACGAAGAAATTAACCGTCAAATACTTGAACACGATGAATCTTTTGCAATAGATGCTGATGCAACAGTGCTGTGGGTTCTTCACACGGAATTTGGGTTCGGTGCTAAAAGGTTAAGACGGTTTTGGGATTCATATTTCAACAAGCATCAGGAATTAAGGGAATACTATCAGTTTGATGCTGATGAAGTTGGATGGTTGTGCAGATATAAGTTAAAAGAAATAGGTGTTGATGTTGAAGAATGGTATAAAGAACAGTGTGGTAACAGTAAATGTAACACTTGAAAATAGTTAAGTGTTACCTTGAAAAACCGCATAAAATCAAGGGTTGTGGTGGTTAAGGTAACAGGTAACACTAATTTCTTTATTTCTCTAAATATCAAAATTAAAAAGGGGTGCGATTTTCTATATATCCCCCTAAAAATAAAAGAATATAGAAAACAAGTGTTACCTGTTACCTGTTACCCAAAATTTGAAGAAAGGATGATGAATAATGACCGCAAAACAGTATTTAAGACAGGCATACAGACTGAATGATTTGATAAATAGTGACCTTGCAGAACTTGAACAGTTGAAGGTTCTTTCTACAAGTGTTTCTTCACCAAATCTGTCAGGAATGCCAAGTTCAGGAACACGAAAGCAAGAAGCACCATTTGTCAATGCTGTGATGAAGATTATTGAACTTGAAAAGGTCATTGATGCAGAGATTGACCGCTTTGTTGATTTGAAGAAGGAAATCCGTGATGTAATCAATAAGGTTCCGGACAATAATCAGAAACTTGTCTTGAAATTAAGATACATACAGTTTCTAAAATGGGAATCTGTTGCTGCTGAAATGGACTTGTCCTTGAAACAGGTTCACAGAATCCACAATGAAGCATTGAAAAATGTAAAATTACCCTATACAGAAACAATGTGACATAATTTTGACCTTGTATGACACTATGTTTCTGTGATACAATTATAATGACCCAAAGGGTCAAGGAACAGACAGGTGCAAATCTGTCTGTTTTTATTTTATGCAGAAAGGAAGGTAAAATGTATGACTGCAAATCAGCAGAAATTCTGTGATGAATACTTGATTGATTGCAATGCTACAAGAGCATACAAAGCAGCTTATCCCCGGATAAAGAATGATGCCGTTGCAAGAAGCAATGGTTCAAGAATGCTGACAAATGCTAACATCAAAAATTATATTGAACAACGGCTTGCAGAAATGAGTTCAGCAAAGGTTGCATCCGCTGAAGAAGTCATCAAATACCTGACTTCTGTGATGCGTGGAGAATCCGCTTCTGAAATCGTGGTTGTAACCGGTGATGGTGATGGGTTTTCCTCTGCTGAAAGGGTGACAAAATCCCCTGACGAAAAAGAACGGTTGAAGGCTGCTGAATTGTTGGGTAAAAGATACGGTCTATTTACCGACAAAGTAAATGTGGAAGGTAACACAAAGGTTGTAATTGTTGATGACCTTGACGATTAGAAACAGGTTAGTAACAGAACCCTATGATTTCATTGATTTGAAGGGGTTCTGTTATTATTGTGCCATAAATGGGGTGTGAAATATGGAAGATGCAGTTTTCAAAATTTCAGACTTTGTTGGTGGTGGCTATAAAGATTTTTGGAAGTTCAAAGGCAGATACAGAGTTTGTAAAGGTTCAAGAGCATCCAAGAAATCAAAAACTTCTGCTTTATGGTTTATCAGCAACCTTTCAAAAGAAAAGTACAGAGCAGCAAACCTTCTTGTCATAAGAAAAACATACAGGACATTGAAAGATTCCTGTTTTACAGAACTGAAATGGGCAATCAATAGATTGGGGTTGCAAAATGTTTGGGTTGCCAAAGAATCACCCCTTGAAATTGTCAACATTGAAACAGGTCAGAAAATTTATTTCAGGGGTCTTGATGACCCTTTCAAAGTAACATCAATCACTGTTGACACCGGGGTTCTTTGTTGGCTATGGATTGAAGAAGCGTATGAAATAATGTCAGAGGCAGATTTTGACACAATTGATGAATCAATTCGTGGTGAAGTTCCTGAAGGGTATTTCAAGCAAATCACTTTGACCTTTAACCCTTGGAATGAACATCATTGGATAAAGAAACGGTTCTTTGATGCACCTGCTGACCCTGATGTTCTTGCAATGACAACCAACTATCTATGCAATGAATGGTTGGATGCTTCAGACAAGAAGTTGTTTGAACAGATGAAAAAGAACAATCCAAGAAGATATGCTGTTGCAGGTCTTGGGAATTGGGGCATTGTTGATGGTCTTGTTTATGAAAATTGGGTTGAACAGGACTTCAGACTGATGACCAAGGCTGAATATAACAAGTTGGATGAAAAACATGACAATGTTGTGTTAAGTGACAATCTGAAATCAGGCTTTGGTCTTGACTTTGGTTATACCAATGACCCTTCAGCAGCTTTTGTTGGATTCGTTGATTTAGAGAATGCAAAAATATATGTGTGGGATGAAATGTATGAAAAAGGACTTTCAAATAAACGCATATATGAAAACCTGTCTGCAATGGGTTATTCAAAAGACAGATTCACCGGTGATTCCGCAGAACCAAAAAGCATTGATGAATTAAAGGGTTACGGATTGAGAATCACCGGTGCATCTAAAGGCAAAGACAGTGTGAACAATGGCATTCAGTGGATTCAAGGATTTCAAATCATCATACATCCAAGATGTGTGAACTTCCTGACAGAAATATCAAACTACACTTGGGATAAAGACAAGTTTGGAAACAAACTGAACATTCCTATTGATGACTTCAATCACCTGATGGATGCTATGCGTTACGGTCTTGAACAGTTCATCAAGAAGAATAGTTGGTTGTATTAGTAACATATTAGTGACAGAATCCCTTGGAACAGCGGTGTTTCAGGGGTTTTGTATATATTAAGTCATAAAAGAAAGGGCGGTGAAAAAGAATGCTAACAGAAAGTGAAATCTATAATCTGATTCAAGAAGATTTGACAAGCACAAGAAAGCGGTCTGCATCCATAGGACACAAATATTATGAAGGCAGACACGACATCCTTGATTATAAACTGTATTATTACAATGCAGATGGGAAATTGGTTGAGGACACCACAAGGTCAAACATCAAAATCTGTCATCCTTTCTTCACTGAACTTGTTGACCAATGTGTTCAATACATGCTGTCAGGGAAAGAAAGTTTTGTCAGGTCGGATATTCCGGAACTGCAAGATGAACTTGACATCTATTTTGGTGATGATTTCAAATCTGAATTTGCAGACACCTTGACTGATGCTTGTGCAGGTGGTTTTGGTGATATGTACGCATACAAGAACATCAATGACAGACTAACATTCCAATATGCTGATGCAATGGGTGTTGTGGAAGTCAGAGCAAAGGACACTGATGACCATACAGAATATGTGATTTATTGGTACATAGACCGAATTGACAAAGGCACAAAGAAAATCAAACGCATTCAGGTGTGGGATTCCAAGCAGACCACATATTTTGTTCAGGTTGATGAAGGCAAAATCAAAAAGGATGAAGATGAACCATTAAATCCAAGACCACATATTGTCTATACAAAGGACAATGATGATTCTTTATATTATGACGGTTTTGGTTTCATTCCCTTCTTCAGACTTGATGCAAACCGCAAACTGACAAGTCATCTGCAACCGGTCAAGGCATTGATTGATGATTATGATTTGATGGCTTGTGGATTGTCAAACAACCTTCAGGATGTGTCTGAAGCATTGTATGTGGTCAAAGGATTTCAGGGTGACAACCTTGAAGAAATGATTCAGAATGTTAAGACAAAGAAACACATTGGTGTTGAACCTGATGGTGATGTTGACATCAAAACTGTTGACCTTCCGCATCAAGCAAGAATTCAAAAACTTGATATTGATGAAAAGAACATTTACCGGTTCGGTATGGGGTTCAATTCTGCACAGTTGGGTGACGGAAATGTGACCAATGTTGTCATCAAGTCAAGATATGCACTTCTTGATTTGAAATGTAATAAACTTGAAACCAAGGTCAGGTCTTTCCTGAAGAAGTTGGTCAAGATTGCTTTGCAGGAAATCAATGACATCAATGGAACTGATTATCAGTCAAAAGATGTGTATTTTGAATTTGACCGTGAGGTTATGACCAACGCATCTGACAATGCACAGATTGAAAAGACTGAAGCTGAAACACAGCAAATCAGATTGACCACAATCTTGAATGCTGCTGCAAGGCTTGACAATGACACTGTTCTTCAAGCAATTTGTGAACTGTTTGAACTTGATTTTGAAGATGTCAAAGCATCTGTGGAACAGAATCCTGTGGTTGACCTGAACAGTGCATCAGAAGCACTTGCAAATGCACCTGTGGAAGAACCTGAAAAACTACATGATAATTCTGCTGAAGGCGGTGGTGTAATTGAATAAAAGGCAAAAAGAGGTTCTGCAAATCACCTTGACTGATGAAGAAGCGGTTCTGAAGGCACTTGAAAACAATTACATCAAAGCACTTGCAGACATCAAGCGGAATATCAAGGAACTTCAAGCAAATCCATTGACACAATCAAAAGCATACCAATTGGAATTTCAAAAGCAGTTGGAAGCACAGGTTTCCGGCATCCTTGACAATCTTCAAGGAAGAAACTTCACTTCTGTTGCTGATTATCTGCAAAAATCATACACCAATGGTTTTATTGGGAATATGTATGATATACAGGGGCAAGGTGTTCCATTGGTCATTCCGATTGATGAAAGTCAAGTTTTGGTGGCGGTTCAAAAGACCGGTGATGATTTCAAACTTTCAAACAAAAAGGGTATATCCACAAAGGAACTGAAGAAACAGGTTCATTCTGAACTTATCAGAGGACTTGCAACTGAACTTTCCTATGCGGATATTGCAAGAAACATCAGTGAATATGGTCTTGCTGATATGAACAGAGCAAAAACAATTGCAAGAACCGAAGGTCACAGGGTACAGAATCAAGCAAGAATGGATTCAATGCAAGCTGCCAAGAAAAAAGGTGCTGATGTGGTCAAACAATGGGATTCCACACTTGATGGAAAAACAAGGTCAGAACACAGGGTTGCAGATGGTCAAATCCGTGAACTTGATGAAGATTTTGAAGTTGGCGGTGAAAAACTGAAAGCACCCGGTGTTGGCGGTTCTGCTTGGAATGTTTGCAATTGTCGGTGTTGCTTACTTCAAAGGGCAAGATGGGCAGTCGAAAAGGTTGACCCAAACACAGGCGAAGTCACAGAAGGCAAATATCAGAAGTGGAATAATGAAACAGGTGGGTTCATAAAATGCACCGGATATGAAGATTTCAAACAAAAATATCTGAAAGCATCAGAAAAGTTGAAAACTTCACAAAATTCTGCTAAAATTAAGAAAAGCACATTTGCAGAAGTTGAAACCAACACAAGCAAGGCACTGAAGAACAGGGGTGTTGATTATAACCCTGTTGCTGAACATTCTGATGTTTTGTCAACTGATGAAATCATTCATTTGATTGCCGGTGGTGATATGACTTCCGGTTCTTGTGCATCTGTTGCATTGGCTTATGCAGGACAAAAACAAGGGTGGAATGTTCTTGATTTCCGTGGTGGAAGTAGTATGGACTACTTTTCAAGTAAAACAAACAAGGTCAAGATGTTCCAAGACTTGGGTGCAAAATCCATTGTTTCTGACAGTGCAAAAAGTAACCTTACAAATGGCAAAAGAATCCTTGCACAGTTGGATGATGGTGTTGAATATTATCTTTCAGTGGGCAAACACGCAGCAATTGTGAGAAATAACGGTGGTGTTCTTCAATATCTTGAATTACAAAGTCCAAGACCTGACAGCAATGGTTGGAAGGATTTTGGGGATGTTGGCGATACACTAAAATACAGATTTGGATGTTCCACTTCTTCAATGTATTATTCAACTGCTTATGCAACTGACATCAGTCAATTATCAGGTGACGATTTCAGAACCATTTTGGGATATATAAACACCAATGCAACAAGTCAAAGAAAGGGGTCAGCAGGTAATGTCAGATAATAAATTTTATAAAGAAAACAGCACTGATTCTGTTTGGTGGGTTGACACATCTGACCAAGACGGTGTATTTCTTTTCAGTTTTGACAAAAAGAAGATTTACAACCTATTTTCTGATTATCCCCACAAATTGACTGCACAGGAAAAAGAAATCTTTGATAAAGAAAACCCCTATTGGAAGGACTTTTTCAAAGACAGACAATAAAATATTTTCTGATTAGAGCATCCGCAAGGGTGCTTTTTTCATACCCTTCTTCAAAAGTCAGAAGTAAAACAGAGTATTTCAACACAAGACATAACTTGTAAAAATTGTAAATTGAAAGGTTGGTATAAACAAATGACATTACAGGAAATTTTGAAGGCAAAGAATCTGTCTGATGAAGATGTTCAATCTGTTATTGGTGAAATGAAACAGAATAAGATTTTCACCGCAGGTGAAGAAAATCTTGACATCAGATATGGAAAACTGAAAACGGATTTTGACAATCTGACAAAGACACACGGTGAATCAACCGCTTTGATTGAGCAGTTGAAAAAGGACAATGCCGGCAATGAAGGACTTCAGTCCAAAATCACCGAGTATGAAACCAAAGTTCAAAATCTTGAAAAAGAACTTCAGCAGACCAAGATTGATTCCGCATTGAAGGTTGCATTGCTTGAAGCAAATGTGACCGATGTGGATTATTTGACATTCAAAATCAAGGAAAAAGGGGAAATCAAACTTGGTGATGATGGAAAAATCAAGGGTATTGATGACACCATTGCTGCTTTGAAAACCCAATTTCCGCAACATTTCACATCCGAATCCAAGAAGAAGATTGATGAAAACAAACTTCCGAATGGTGAGGACAAAGGTGACGGTTGGACAAAGAAAGATATTCTTTCCAAACCGTACAATGAAAGACTTGCAATGTATCAGGAAAATCCTGAAGCATTCAACAAGGCTATGCAATCCGAATAAAAATTTATTTATGAAAGGAATTAAAAATTATGGCTAATCAAGTAACTAAATTATCCGATGTTATCAATCCGCAGGTTATGGGGGCAATGATTGAAGCAAAGATTTCTGCCCTTTGTAAACTCACCCCTTATGCAAAGGTTGACACTACCCTTCAGGGTGTTCCCGGTGATACCAAGACTGTTCCTTCTTGGAACTATATTGGTGATGCACAGGATTTTGACCCTGAAAACACTAGCGGTGCAGAAATTGAAACTGCAAAACTGACCGCATCTTCCACCACTTTCACCATTAAGTGTGCAGGAAAGTCCGTTGCAATTCTTCAGACTGCAATCAACAGCGGTCTTGGCAATCCTATTGGTCAGGCTGAAACGCAGCTTGCAAAGTCCATTGTTGGCAAGGTTGACAATGATGTTCTTGATGCTGCTTACACTTCCACTAATGTGTTTGATGGCAGTGCCGGTGTGATTGGTTACAAAGGCATTGTTGGTGCAAATGCAATGTTTGAGGATGAAGAAGATGGCATTGAAAAGGTTATGTTCATTCATCCGGCACAGGAAGCACAGCTTCTTATTGACCCTGACTTTATTTCTGCTGACAAATTTGAATCCGGCGTGGCTGTCCGTGGTTCTATCGGCAAAATCGCCGGTTGTTGGATTAAGAAATCTAAAAAGGTCAAGGTGGTTGGTAGCAACTATCAGTGTCCTATCATCAAGATGGAACCGGATTCCCCTGAAACTGAATACACAGAAGATGAACTTCCTGCACTCACCATCTTCTTGAAGAAAGACACGCAGGTTGACCACGAATGGTTTCCGAAAAAGCAGCGTCACGATGTCACCGCAGCGAAGTATTATGGTGTTGCACTGACGAATGCTGCAAAGGTTGTTATTGCAAAGTTTGCAAAGACCGCACCTGCTGAATCGCAGGGTTAATCAGCAACAATGAACACTTAACCGGAAGTTATGCCTTGGTATGACTTCCGGTTATTTTTTAGAAAGGGGTGCTTATATGATTATTTCTGTTGATGAACTGATGCGGATGCCTGAATTTTCAGCAATGTCAGTTGACACATTGAAACGGAAGTTGAATGGCATTGAAGATTTGGTCAGAGCATACACCAACAACAATTTTCAAAACCGAATGAAAAGGTTTTCTGCACCTTCTTCTGATTCAGTCCTTTGTGATTGGTGTAAATTGCTGAAGGTCGGTGACACCGTTCAAATATCAGAATCCATCAATGATGGTTTATATGTAATCACCAATATTGACAGGGTGAACAAAACAACAAGCCTTGATGCTGATTTGATAGATGACGGTCACAACCTTGTCACCAAGATTGAATATCCTGATGCCATTGTTGAAGGTGTTGTCAATCTGATGATTTGGGAAGTGCAGAACAGACAGAAGGTTGGTATTCAGTCTGAAACACTTTCAAGGCATTCTGTGACCTATTTTGCACAGGATGCGAACAACCAAGTGATGGGTTATCCGGTGTCCCTGCTTGGCTTTTTGAAACCATACATCAAGGCAAGGTTCTAATATGATTGGTGGAAATACCCTTGCCCTATTCCAAGTCAGAGATGGTGGAAAGAAAAATGCTATTGGTGAAAGGGAACACAATTGGGTTGATGCTGCATCATCCAAAGGATGGCTTGACTTGTCCGGTGGTGATTCAAAGTACACAACTTACAATGCGAAAATCCAAGAATCCACACACATTTTTCTTTGCGATTATCAGACTTTTAAAGGTCTGTCAGGTGAATGGGTATGGGACACATTGAACTTCATCAGTGGTGAAATATCAACCTTGACATCGGATAAAAAGGTTGATGTCACAAGCGAAAATGCAAGAATGTTGATTGATGGACTTATCTATCAAATTATGCTGATTGATGACCCAATGAATTTGCATCAACACCTTGAAATCTATTTGAAATTTGTTGGTGGTCAAGATGGCTGAAATTAAATTTCAAGACAACAGGGTTCAATGCAAGAATGAATTGGGCGATGCAATGGTTGCCTTCCTGCACGAAATAGGCGGTGAATTTGTTTCCCAAACGGCAAGAAACAGCAGGGTCAGAACCGGTCAAACAAAAGGTTCTTGGGACTATACAGTGGATGAAACTGCTTTTCAGGTCACTATTGGTTCACCTCTTGAAAACGCTATTTGGGAAGAATTTGGAACAGGTGAATATGCCTTGAATGGTAATGGTCGCAAAGGCGGTTGGTACTATGTTGACGAAATGGGAAACGGTCATTTCACACACGGAAAAACACCAAACAGGGCGTTGTGGAATGCCTTCCAAACTTTGAAACCGTCAATTCAAGCTGCAATGGAAGAAAAGTTGAAAGGAATAAGATGATATGGAAGATGTTCTTGCAGTGGTCAATGACCAATTACAAAAACTTGGTCTGAATTATGAATTTGGGTCAATGACAGAATCACCTCCTAAATATCCATATTGGGTTGGTGAATATTCAGAGCCGGAAGGATTGACTGAAGATGGAAAAGAAGAACCAACGGTCATTCTGACAGGCTTTTCAAGGGGAAAGCACATCACCCTTGAACAACAAAAGTCTATAATCAAAGACCATTTCAGACACGGTGTTTCTGTCATCACAGAAAACGGTTCTGCGGTGGTCATTTTTTATGGAGGTTCACTCCCCATTCCGCTTGAAGAAGGGGATTTGAAGAAATGTCAAGTTAATTTAACAATCAAATCTTGGAAAGGAAATTGATGAAATATGGCATACGAAGAATTAAAAAATCACGGTGTGACGGAAAGCACACCCAAAAACATTCTGCTTGGTGCAGGAACGCTTCACAAGGGTTTCGAATTTGACAACCAGACAAAGAAATGGAATTTTGCAGAATCTCTTGTTGGTGCAACTTCCGGTGGTAATAAGTTGACCATCACACCTGAAATCAAGACTGTTGAAGTTGATGGTGCTTTGGTTAAAGTTAAAGGACTTGATTTCAAGACAGGTGAAGTTGCAAAACTTGAAACCAACCTTGTTGAAATCACACCTGAACTGCTCAAAACAACTGTTATTGGTGAATTAGTTGAATCCACCATTGAAGGTTATAACCTGATTGAATCCAAAGCGGACATTGAAGAAGGGGATTATTATGAAAATCTTGCTTTTGTCGGCAAGAAAACTGATGGTACACCCATCATTATCATTCTTGATAATGCTCTTTGCACTTCCGGTTTTGAAGGTGAAGCAAAAAACAAAGAAAACACGGTGGTAAAGGTTACTTTTGAATGTTATCAGGATGTCGATGCTGACCTTGCAAAGTTGCCTTATCACATTTATTATCCAACACCTACTGCACAGCAGGCAAACGGTTAAGAAAGGAATTTTGAACAATGAATGAAATGATTGAAAAAAATGAACAGGCTGTTGAAAATGTAAAACCTTATTCCTTCAGGGCATTGTGTGCAACCGATATTGCACCAATGTGTGCGATTATCGGCAAAATTGGAATCAATAACTTCACCAAGTGTTTTAATTCTGATGACCTTCTTGATTTGTTTGATAAAAATAAAGGTGTCAAGAATTTGACGAATCTTGCAGGAATGACTATTGCCTTTGAAATGGCAAACACCATCGTTCAGAATATTCCACACTGTGAAAAGGAAATCTTTGAACTTCTTGCGAGTGTCAGCGGTCTGAAGGTTAATGAAATCAAGGCTTTTGGTCTTGCAACATTTACTGAAATGGTCATTGATTTTGTAAAGAAAGAGGAATTCAAGGATTTTTTCAAGGTTGTTTCAAAATTGTTCAATTAACATTCATCAAGTGGATGGACTTGCTATTCAAAAGATATGCAAGTCCATTCTTACTTGTTGACCAAATGTTGCTGACAGGACAGTTTTCCACATTCGTGACTGAAATTTTTGATTATGACACGGATGACAGGTTATGGAATATTTTCTTGCACAAAGTGGATGGTCAAACTTCTTTTAACGATTGGAAAGCAAGCATTGGTCTTGGTCAGAGCAACAACACAGAAATGACGAAGAACGAAATTGAAGCAACTATCAATGATTCGTTTGATATATTGAACGGTTTTGAACCTACATCATAAGAAAGGGGGTGCAACCTTTGGAACTGTTCAAATTATTTGGAACTATTGCAATCAATAATTCTGAAGCAAATCAAGGAATTGATGAAACAACTGATAAAGCGGAAGATGCTTCCGGTAAAATCAAAGACCTTGGTGACGAGGGTGACAGAACTGAAGGAAAACTTGGAAAAGCATTTTCCAAGATGGGTTCTGCTGCTATTGCAGTTGGAAAGACTATTGCAACCGGACTTGCTGTTGCAAGCACCGCTGTTGTTGCAGTCGGAAAGGCTGCAATTTCTTCTTATGCTGATTATGAACAGTTGGTTGGCGGTGTTGAAACCCTTTTTGATGAAAGTTCTGCAACGGTTATTGCTAACGCACAAAATGCTTATAAAACAGCAGGTATGTCAGCAAATGAATATATGGAAACTGTCACATCTTTTTCCGCTTCTTTGTTACAATCCTTGGGTGGTGACACACAAGCTGCTGCTGAAAAGGCAGATATAGCAATCACTGATATGTCAGATAACGCAAACAAGATGGGTACAAGTATTGAAATGATACAGAATGCCTATCAAGGATTTGCAAAACAGAACTATACAATGCTTGACAATTTGAAACTTGGTTATGGTGGTACGCAAGAGGAAATGGAAAGACTTCTTGAAGATGCTTCTAAACTATCAGGCATTGAATATGATATTTCTTCCTATTCGGACATTGTTGATGCAATCCACATTGTTCAGAATGAAATGGGTATCACCGGAACAACTGCAAAAGAAGCAAGTTCAACAATTTCCGGTTCCTTGGCATCTGCAAAGGCATCTTGGCAGAACCTTTTGACCGGTATTGCAGACGGAAATCAGGATGTTGGTGGACTGATTTCACAGTTCTTTGATTCCATTGTAACTGTGGCAGACAACATCATTCCAAGAATCGCACAGGTGATGGAAACATTACCGCAGCTTATAACAGACTTTGTTCCAAAGTTGCTTGGAAAGGTTTCTGAAATTATTGACACCCTTCTTCCTGTTGTGGTGGAAGGTGCGGTTTCACTTCTGAATGCAATTGTTCAGGTGCTTCCGCAGTTGGTCACATCAATTCTGAATGCCTTACCTGCTTTGATTAGTGGCATTGAACAAGTGTTTTATGCCATTGTTGATGCACTTCCGCAGTTGATGACTGTCATCTGTGAAGCATTACCAATCTTGATTCCGCAGTTGGTCAATGCCCTTGTGAACATGATTGTTTATTTGGCAACCCACATTGCAGAAATCATTCAACCTTTGATTGATAATCTTCCGGAAATCATCATTGCCATTGTGGATGCATTGATGGACAATCTTCCTGCCTTGATTCAAGGTTTGGTGGCATTGGTCATTGGTATTGTTCAGGCAATACCGCAAATCATCATGGCATTGATTGAAGCACTTCCCACAGTCATTCAATCAATTTTGGAAGGTCTTTGGAATGCACTTCCCCTGTTGATTGAAGGTATAATCAGCATAGTTGGTGAAATCGGCATTGCAATTTGGGACATTCTTTCAGGATTTTTCACTGCACTTGGTGAATGGTTCAGTGGATTATGGGAAAGTATCAAGAACATATTTGCACCGGTTGTTGAATGGTTTGGAAATCTATTCAACAGTGCGTGGGAAGGAATAAAAAACATTTGGAATGCTGTTGTTGGATTTTTCACTGGAATTTGGGATGGCATTAAAACCGCATTTGCATCAGTAGGCAATTTCTTTTTAGGTGTATTCCAAGGTGCTTGGGACGGAATAAAAGGTATATGGAATGCTGTCAGCGGTTTCTTCTCCGGCATTTGGGATGGAATCAAAAATATTTTTTCCGGTGTTGGAAATTGGTTCAAAAACATCTTTTCAGGTGCGGTCAATGGCATCAAAAATGTGTTCAGTGGTATTGGCAATTGGTTCGAAAACCTTTGGGATGGCATAATGAATATGGTAAAAGCACCAATCAACCTTGTTATCAAAGGTTTGAATGTTCTGATTGGCGGCATAAACAAAATTTCATTTGATGTCCCGGATTGGGTTCCGGTCATAGGTGGTAAAAAGTTCGGTTTCAACATCCCAACAATTCAGTTGCTTGCAAAAGGTGGTATTGTCAATAAACCAACTCCGGCTGTTATTGGTGAAGATGGTGATGAAGCGGTTGTTCCGCTTGAAAAGAACACCGGTTGGATTCGTAATGTTGCAAGGCAAATTCACGAATTTGTTATTGAAACAAAGAACAATCCAAAAGATATTGCAGGGAACATTTCTTCCACAGGTTTGTTGACTGCTCTGAAGGTTGAAGTTGGTGACAGAATCAGAAACCTTGAAGAAACCATTACAAATCTGATTGATATGCTGAAAGAATTCTTCCCTGAACTGCTTGAAGTATTTGATGTAACGGTTGTTCTTGATGATGGAACGATGGTTGCAAGACTTGCTCCTAAAATTGACCGTGAACTTGGCAAAATTCAAAGAAGAAAGGAATGGGGATAATCTATGGATGGTGTAACATTTGGAACAAAACATTCTTACAGGGACTTTGGTCTGATTCTATCATCCAAAGATATTTCCCTTCCTAAACCTAAAACAAAAACAGTTGAAGTCCCCGGTGCCGATGGTGTTCTTGATTTGACAGAAGTGCTGACGGATGACATCAAATATCAGAACAGACCGTTGTCTTTCAATTTTACAGTGGTTGACCCAATGGCATCTTGGTCAGCGGTTCTTTCTGAAATAACCAACTATCTTCACGGTAGAAAAATGCGAATCTATATGGATTGGGATAGAAACTATTATTATGAAGGTAGATGCACGGTAAACAAATTCAAATCCAATAAAAGAACCGCATCAATTGTTGTTGATTGTGATTGTGACCCATACAAGATTGAAAAGAATTCACCATCAGACCCGTGGGTGTGGGACACCTTCAGCTTTGTTGATGGTATTATTTATCTAAACAAAGCAACTGTCAGTGGCATAAAAACTGTTACACTGATAAACAGAAGAAAGATTGTTTCCCCCACATTCACTTGTTCTGCTGCTATGACAGCAACATTCAATGATGTGACCTACAATCTACCGAAGGGAACAACCACAGTCCTTAATATTAGACTTCAGGAAGGTGAAAACATTATCATCTTCAGAGGAACAGGAACGGTTCAGATTGATTACAAAGGGGGTTCATTATAATGTATCAGGTATATTGTGATGGATTTCTCATTCACGATTTGAGAAGTGAAGAATTGGTGTTGAACAACAATCCTTCTGTCACATTAGCGGATAATGATTCAGGGTCTTTTCAATTCACGATTTCACCCAAGCATCCGCATTATAATGACATCAAAAAGTTAAAGTCTGAAATCACTGTTCTTCACAATGGGGTTGAAATCTTCTGTGGCAGACCAACAGAAGAAGAAAAAGATTTTTATAACAATAAAAAGTTCTTCTGCAAAGGCGAATTGAATTACTTGGCTGATTCAATTCAAAGACCTGCTGAATATTACAATATTACAGTTAGGGGTTTTCTTGAAACACTTGTGGCAATTCACAATGCACAGGTTATTGAAGGAAATGTTGCAATTACTTTCAATGCAAACTGCAAGGGTGAATCTGCAAACTTTGACTATTTAGAATTGTATTATGTTCAAAATGGCAAGGTATTCAAAGCACTATCACGATACAGAGCAGATGACCTTGCCGGAAGGACTTTTGTTGTTCCAACATTAGACTTCTATGTGTATTGGCATACAGACAGCAGTGTGAACAACTTCTATGGATTCAGCATTGATTCTGTGGAGATGACAGATGATGCAGCTTTGACCGGAACGGAAGTTTCATCCCTTCCGGCATACAATACTGTTCAAACTTCTGACATCACCACTGTTCAGACTGCGCACAATCCATATTTGAACGCATCAAATCTGTTATGGCATTACACCCACACTGTACCTGATGACTTTGTTGGAAAGAAAACCTTCAAGGTCGGTGCAGTCACAGTGGTTGACAGCAATGATTCACTTTACAGATACACCAATTATGAAAACACATTGGACTGTATCAAAGAAAAGTTACTGAAATCACTTGGTGGTCATATTCGCATCAGAAAGGCAGATGGTGTCAGATACCTTGATTATTTGGCTGATTATCCGGTAACAAGTGACCAAGTGATTGAATTTGGGAAAAACCTTCTTGATTTCAGTCAGACACTTGATGCACAGGACATTGCAACCGCAATCATTCCACTTGGTGCAAAACTTGAAGAAAGCACCATTGAAGCACTTGATGAAAGGTTGACAATAAAGTCTGTAAACAATGACTGTGACTTCATCTTCAGTCAAGCAGCAGTTGACACATTTGGATGGGTATTCAGAACAGTCACATTTGATGCAGTGACCGTTCCATCCAATCTGAAAAGAAAGGGTGAAGAATATCTTTCAAGTATTCAGTTTGAATCCCTTGTCCTTGATGTGACAGCGGTGGATTTGAACAATGTGAATGTGGATATATCAAGAATTCATCTTCTTGATAGGGTCAGGGTGAAGTCTGAACCACACGGTCTTGACAGTTTCTTCCCTGTAACAAAATTGACAATTTCCCTTGAAAAACCGGAAAGTGACAAGATTGTTCTTGGAAGCGAAAATGCAAAAGTTACAATGACCGGTTCAAACACTTCAACAAAAACTGACATTATGGAACGCATTGAAAACATTCCTTCTGAAAGTTCCATTTTGAAAGAAGCAATTGACAATGCAACCGCCTTGATAAATTCCGCAACACACGGATTTGTTGTGACCACTGCCAATGAACAACTGATTATGGATACCGATGACATAGAAACCGCATCCAAAGTGTGGCGGTGGAATTTGAATGGTCTTGGTTATTCAAACACCGGTTATAAAGGCACATACACCACGGCAATCACAATGGATGGTCAGATTGTCGGTGACCGCTTGGTTGGTGGTTCTGTTTCTGCTGAAAAGTTGTCTGTGGAATACAAATCCAATGTTGAAAAGGCAATTGAACTTGCAAAAGAAAATGCCAATGATGCAACGGACAACAAATTGAAATCCTATTATACCAAAACACAGGTTACCACAGCAATCAAGAACAGTGCTGATTCTGTTTTGATTTCTGCAAAAGAAGAAGCGGTTGAATATACGGATAGCCGTTTGACCGCATACGCAACAAAGGCTGAAATTAAGGTTAAAACGGACAGTATTGAAAGCACCGTTTCAAAGAAGTTGAATTCTTCTGAATTTACAACCAAACTGACACAATCATCCTATTATGTCAGACTTGCTTGGAATAACTGTTCGCAGTACATTCAGTTTGAAGGTTCTGCATTGAATATCTATGACTATAACAATTATAAATTGATGTCATTGAAGTCAAGCGGAAATTGGTATTATCGTGACGGTTCAACAATTGGAAAGATAGGAACAAACCAATGGCAAGGTGACAGCAGTTATAAAGGACTTGTTTTTGACCTTGAAAACACCGCATCCTATATGTGTTGGGCAGCGAAAGATTCAAACAATGCTTCATCATACATAGTCAAATTGATTTATCATCATAAGACTTCAAAGACTAAAAAAGGATTGCATTTTAGTTGTAATACATACGCAAATGGCTATTTGTATCTAACCGATGCTTATAAAATCAACAATTATACAGATGGGTCAGTTGGTTATAACGGTGAATTCAACTTTTATGGTGGTGCTTATGTAAAGAATGGTTTTGGTATTGGTCAAGGTGACTTCACAGTTTATAACAATGTAAATATAGATTTTTATTCTGAACTTGATATGCACAACTATTCTATCAAGAATCAGTCTGATGCAAGAATGAAAAAGAATATTCAACAAACAAAGATTGACGGCTTGAAAGTTTTGAATGGCTTTGACCTGAAAGAATTTGATTGGGTGCAGGATGGCAGTCACGATGAAATTGGCATCATTGCACAGCAACTTCAAATGGTGGCACCAGAATTGGTCACCGAAGCACCTGACGGTCATTTGTCTATCAAAACAACCAAGTTTATTTTCTATCTTATCAAAGCGGTTCAGGAATTGTCTGAAAAGATGGGTCTTGAATATGAAAAGACTGAATGGTTTGACCCTTATACCTTACTTGAAAAGAAAACCTTCTGTGCAAGTATGGCTGACGGTGTATTCCAAGAAGTCAAAGAAGAAAAAATTGTTGAACCTATAAAAATACCAATCAGAAAGTGAGGATTTGCAAAATGGCAAACGAAAAGAAAAATGTTCCGTTATCTGTGATAATGGAAGAAGCAAAAAAAGGGTATATTGAAGGTATTCAGAAAGTGAATGAAAAATTCAATCTTCCTGCATTCCTTGCTGAACCTATTCTTTCAGGCATCCTTGCTGATATTCGTCAGCAGAAAAACATTGAACTTGCAAATGACTATGCTTCATTACAGAGTACAGAGCAAGAACCCAAAAAGGAAGGTGAAGAATAATGGCAAACATTAAACCCTATACTGACCAAATCAAAAATGCGGTTTACGGTGAAGAAGTCAGGGATTCCATTGTTTCTGCCTTGGAAAAGGTAAATGATGACAATGAATCATATCAGGTAATTAAGGATGAAATCACCGCTGACAAGACATACATTGATGCACAGGTTGAAGAATTTGGTGATATGGTCACCGATGCACAGACCACAAAGACCAATTTGGATGCTTCTGTTCAAACTGCAAACACCGCAAAAACCAATGTTCAGAATGCAACTACTGCTGCCAATACTGCAAAGACAAATTTGCAAACAGCAACCACAGCAGCGAACAATGCAAAAACCGCCTTGGAACAGGCAACAGCAGATGCAAATACTGCAAAAACAAATGCTGATACTGCAAAAAGTCAGTTAAATACTGCAATCACAAACGCAAACACGGCAAAATCAAATTTGGATTCTGCAAAGACTGCTGCTGACACCGCACTTTCTGCATTGAATACCGCAATCAGTCAGGCATCCACTTCCAAAGGAAACCTTGACACAACCATTGCAAGTGCAAACACTGCAAAAGGTCAGCTTCAAGCAGTCATTGACAGTTCGGAAACAGCAAAAAGCAACCTTTCCACTGTCATTGCATCGGCAAATGAAATCAACACCACCTTGTCTGCAACCATTCAGACCGGTACAGAATTGAATGCATCCTTGGCATCACAGAACAGTCAGGCACTTGCAAACATTGCAAACCTTTCTGATGAAAACTTCAAGGCAGATGAAATTCTGACCGGTGTGGAAGATATAAAAGCATACCTTGGTTACACTGATGAAGATATTGCAGGAATCTGTGTTGACTATCAGAACAAGACCTTCAAAAGACTTGCCGGTGCTTATGACAAGACCGCAGGTGAAGATTTTGATGTGTTCCCCATGTTTGGTGGAAGAAAAAGATGCAATGTGTCTGATGACGGAACTATTGTTGCATATTACGGTGATGCAGATTATGCGGAAGATGGTTCTATGGGACAGGTTATGGTGTATCAACCGGCATTCTATTACAAGGTTGTTCCGCTTGTCTTTGACAAGAACACCGAAACCGGTATTGGTTACCACTTACACATAGCAAATTATTATGTCAGCACAAGACCTAAGACTGGATTCAAACTTCACCCGGCATTCTATGATGCAAATGGAAATGCCGTTGATTATATCCTTCTGTCCGCTTATGAAGGCAGTATGTATGATGTATCAGGTTCAGTCTATGTGAATGACGGTGTTGACACTGATACCGCAATTGAAACCGGTGACCTGCTCTGTTCCATTGCCGGGAAGAAACCGATTTCCGGATTGAAGAAGAATTTGACAAAAGCAAATCTTGAACTGATGGCACAAAACAGGGGTGCAAATTGGCATCTTGAAAATATCAAGGCTGCTTCTGCAAATCAACTTCTGATGATAATTGAACTTGGAACGATGAACACCCAAACCGCTATTGGTCAGGGTGTTGTTTCAATTTCAGACAATTCAGCATACAACTGTGCATCACTTACCGGGTCAACCGCCTCTATTGGCAATGGCACCGGACAGGCAACCGAAACCACAAATGAAATTAGTGGAACTGAAACGGCATACACCACATCCGGAAAACTTGCTGTTACATACAGAGGTGTTGAAAATCCTTGGGGTAACATTTGGAAACACATTCAGGGCATCAATATTTGGGGTAACGGCTCTATGGGTGGTGGTCAACCTTATATTGCTGATGGTTTCACATACAACGAATCCAAGAACACAGACCCTTATCATCCTGTTGGATTTACTCTTGCAAATACTGATGGATATATCAACGCAATGGGTTATGGTTCTGAAGATTATGATTGGCTGTTTATGCCTTCAGAAATTGGTGGAACATCGGCACTTCCTGTTGGTGACTACTTCTATAAGACAACAGACCTGAACGGTTACAGAATCGCCCGATTGGGCGGTAGTTGGTATGGTGGCGGTCATGCGGGCGGTTTCGCTTGGGCTTGTAGTCACGGTGTCGGTATTCGTTATCGGCATATCGGCGGTCGCTTGGTGTATGTACCAACTGCAACTGTATAAATCAAATTAAATAAATGGGCAAGCAAACGGTGATATGTGTTACATTACACCCTGCACAAAAATCATTTAATCACCCAATTAGGCAGTAATTGGAATAATGGCAGTAATGCAGGCAGTTTCTATTGGAATTGTAATAACAGTGTCAGTAATCGTAATCGGAATATCAGCGGTCACTTAGTAAATGCACATAAAACCTATTGTTGTGATATTGCTTGCCCTGCCCCTTGGCAAAACATAAAAATTGCTTTTAACTGTATTGGTAGGTGCTGATGTCACCGCTTGAAGATTCAGTCTAAAGTGCATACAAAAGGAATCCATCAAATATGAAAAGATATTCACATCCAATCGGTGACAGCAGTCACACTTTATGGGATGCAATATGTTCAATGGATAACCTGAAGTTAGCACACCAAAATGCGAAGAAAGGAAAGGGATGGTATAAAGAAGTCAAGATGGTTGATGAAAACCCTGATTATTACTTTGGGTTATTGCAAGAAATGCTTATCAATCATACATATAAAACTTCTGAATATCAGACATTTTACAAAACAGATAGTAATAAAAAGCGGTTAATTTTCAAATTGCCTTACTTCCCTGACCGCATTTGTCAATGGGCAGTTCTGCAAGTGATTGAACCAATCATTTTGAAAAATTTCACCGCTGACACCTATTCTGCTATACCTGACAGGGGCATTCATAAATGCCTTGCAAAACTTCAAGATGCTTTGCAGAATGATGTGAAAGGGTCGCAGTATTGTTTGAAGATTGATGCAAAACAATATTATCCTTCCATTGACCATCACATCTTGAAAATGAAATATAGACGGTTATTCAAGGATGATGACCTTCTGTGGTTGCTTGATGAAATTATTGATTCAACACCCGGTGACAAAGGCATCCCCATTGGAAACTATCTTTCACAGTGGTCAGGTAACTTTTATTTATCTTCCTTTGACCATTGGATAAAAGAAGTCAAAGGAATTAAGCATTACTTCAGGTATATGGATGATATTGTTATCCTTCACGAATCAAAAGAATACCTGCATCAGTTGCGAAAAGAAATTGATGCTTACTTCCGAATAGAACTGAAATTGACAATCAAGGAAAATTGGCAGGTATTTCCCACTTATAAAAGGGGTATTGATTTTGTGGGATATAAGTCTTTTCTGAATTACACCTTGTTAAGAAAAAGCACTTGCAAAAATTTCAAGGTGAAGATGGTTGCAATAAATAAGAAAAGGTTGAACGGAAAATCACTGACCTATTCAGAATGGTGTTCAATCAATTCTTATAAAGGGTGGTTGAAGCACTGTGACAGTTACCGGTTACAAATAAAATATCTGAAACCATTAGAACAGTATGCTGATAACTACTACAATCAAAATATCAAAATGAAAGGGTGAATATTATGGTTGATTATGGAATCGTCAGAAGCACGGTCAAGCCGGAAGAAAAGGTGATTGATGAATTCAGTGTGTGGGTAAACACAGATATTTCAGAAATTGAAGTGTTACACGAAGATGACACCCATACTGAATTTGAATATCATCAAGTTCAGTATTCCAAAGAAGAATACATCAAACTTATTGATGCAAAAAATGCAGACCTTGAACAAGAGTTGACAAACACACAACTTGCCTTGTGTGATGTTTATGAAATGTTAGGTTAAGGAAGGGGTGAAATACAATGGCAAAGGTGTATGCAGACCTTATCCGCAAAGGCTTAAAAACCATTGATGATGTGCCTGAAAAGTTGAAGGCAGCAGTTCAGCAAATATTGGATGGTGATGATTGATGCTTTTCAATCTAATCATAAAAATTCTATTCAGAAAGGATGATGAACAAATGGCAGTTGTATATGCAACCCTTATCATCAAGGGCAAGAAAAACTTTGCTGATGTTCCTGACAGAATCAAGGAACAGGTCAAGGAAGTATTGATTGACCTTGATTGTGGTGACTTGGCAGCAGAGTGACCGCACAGCAGGCTTTTAAGGCTTTGGGTATAGAATTATACCCTAACAAATCAAATGCCCTTGTAGGTCGATTCTGACGGCTTACAAGGGCATTGCATTTTCAAAAGAAAGTTGGTGGTTAAAGATTGAAAGAATTTCTTGTGCAAACCTACACAGTTGCATTGCCCATTGTGCTGACTGCTCTGATGGGATATATTGTGTGGCTTCTGAAGAATCAGAAGAAAGACAGAAGTGCAAACAGCAAAGGAACAATGCTTCTTTTGCGTGTGCAGCTCATTGAATATCACGATAAATATACCACCCTCGGTGAAATTCCAAGTTATGCTTATGAAAATTTTATGGAAATGTATGAAGCATATCACGAATTAGGGGGAAATGGTATGGTGACAAAAATGAAACAGGAAATTGAAGAATTACACCTAAAAAACAAAAAGACCAATTGAAAGGATAGTATTCATTATGAAAAACATTGATTGGAAAAGAAAGTTGACAAGCAGAAAATTTTGGGCAGCAGTGGTTGGTTTTGTAACCCCCACAATGATTGCATTTGGTGTGTCTGACAGCGTTGTGACACAGGTTGCTGGAATTATTATGGCAGGTGCAACATTGATTGCTTACATCATCGGTGAAGGTCTTGTTGATGCTAACAGAACAGAAACCACCGACAGCACAGAAAGTGAGGATGAAAACAATGGTTGATGAAAAGAACTTTCCGGAAGTTGAAGAAGAACTTTCCGCAGAAGCACTTGACGAACTTTCAAACAACAAGGGGGAAGATGAATAATGGCATACACAAACAGTCCTTTGGTATCATATACCAAAATTTCACCTAACAGAACCAAGAACAGAAATCACGCAATTGACACCATCACCATTCACTGTGTGGTTGGTCAGTGCAGTGTTGAAACCTTGGGAAATGTTTTTGCACCGGTCAGCAGACAGGCATCTTCCAATTATGGTGTTGGTGTTGATGGTCGCATTGGTATGTACTGTGAGGAAAAAGACCGTTCTTGGTGTACTTCTTCCGGTGTTAATGACCACAGAGCAATCACCATTGAAGTTGCATCTGACACAAAACATCCGTATGCAGTAAATTCCAAGGCTTATGCAGCACTGCTTGACCTTGTAACCGACATCTGCAAAAGAAACGGTATCAAGAAACTTGTTTGGTCAACCAATAAAAATGACCGTGTAAATCATCTGAATGGATGCAATATGACGGTTCACAGAGATTATGCAAACAAGTCTTGCCCCGGTGAATACCTTTACAGCAGACACGGTGAAATTGCTGCTGAAGTCAACAAAAGACTTGGTGCAACAACTTCTGAAACAAAGCCTGAAACACCTTCTGCATTCATCAAAGCAGGTGATGTTGTCAAGATTGCAAGCAATGCAACATACTATGATGGAAAGAAAACTGTTCCTGCTTGGGTCAGAAATAAGAATTGGATTGTCAGAGAATGCAAAGGTGACAGGGCGGTGATTGATAAATCTGAAGATGGCAAGAATGCCATTTGCAGTCCTATCAATACAAAGTTCTTGACTGTGGTCAAGAAAACCGAAACACCTTCTGCATTCAAACCTTATCTTGTAAAAATCAACACCGATGCTTTGAACATTCGCAAAGGTGCCGGAACGAACTTTGCAAAGACCGGTTGCATCACTGACAAAGGTATATACACCATTGTTGCTGAAAGCAAAGGTCAGGGTTCTGACAAGGGATGGGGAAAACTGAAGTCCGGTGCAGGATGGATTTCCCTTGATTACTGTATCAAAAGATGACACTAACCTGTTACTAATGAGATACTAACCCCATCAAAAACAGGTGGGGTTATTTCTGAACAAAACTGAACAAAGTCCCTGAAATACAACGGTTTCAAGGACTTGAAAACTGAACAAATTTGTGATATAATATGCTTATTAAAGTGATAATTCATTTTAATAAGCATTTTTATTTTGAATAATTATTGAACAAAAATAAAAACATAATTGATGAGGTGTTTAATATGGATGATAATAAAAAATTAATTTGCGCCGCAGCCGGTGCACTTGGCGCACTTGTAGCAGTATCAGCTACCGTGTTTGCTATAAAACAGCACAAGAAAAAACAAAACGCAATGCTCCTTGAAGAGCTCGACCTGTGCCTTGACGGCGATGATATTGCGGAACTTGCAAATGAAGCCGAAGAAACAAAAGCTCCCGAAACCGCAGAAGAACCAAAAGCTGAAGAACCCACAGAATCCGCACCTGTCGCAGAGGAAAAGGTTGAAGAGAAAGCAGAAGAAAAGGCAGAAGAAACTGTTGCAGAAAAAACTGCCGACTCAACCGAAAAGCCGGTACAGTGCGAAAATACAGAAGAATAATTGTTAAAACTTAAGTGCCTTGCCATATGCAGGGCGCTTTTTTTGTCAAAATTTTCAATAAATTATGGTTTAGCGGAGTGTCGGTCTGGCATTGAAATTTAGCTAACGCTAAATTATCCTCCCAAAAACAAAAAAAGTTTACTCAATTTTTT